TGCGGACAGAACATAATTGGCTAGTGCGAAGACGTTTTTCCACGTCCACGTTAAACTATGCAAAACATGCAACGGTTCCCAACCTAGTTGCCACATGATTCTTCCACGCTCAAGGAAGTATGGGGACGCATGATTTTTATCTAGGTGATATGCTTGTAACACTGGTTTTTTTACTACGTATCCATTTTGTCTGAATTTAGCGAATAAGTAACTATCGTCTGATTCTGGGTGAAACTTGCCATTCATTACTTTTTGGAATGTGGACGCTTTTATTAGCATCGCGAAGCCACTTGTGCCAAGTATGTCGAATGTTTGTTTCAAATTTTCTTCAAGGTAAGTTAGGGGTAAATGTGCGTCGCCATCAAGTCGGAGAATATAATCATAGTCAGATAGGTTAACAGTTTGTATTCCATCGTTGAAAGCTTTACTTACTCGTTGCGATAAGCCACCGTAGGGAATTCGCTTTACTAATAGGAGTATGGTTGACACAGGAACTGTTTGGGCGAGAAGGGATGGAATTAATCGTGAATCTAGTTCTTCAGGTAAGGTTACGATCACACAGACGATTTTTGGAGTTACCATTCTGCTATGCGTTCCTCGATTGTTCGTAACCACTTCAATATGATTATTTTAAGTACGCACAGTTTCGTATCTGTGTTAATAATTAAACCAGAGGCACGGTAGTGTCGTGGAATTGTGAAGTCGAGAATGTCTGACGTTTGAAGTGTTGCCATTTTGTTTCTCCTCGTTATCTTCCAAATCGTGCGAATTGTGGAATAGGTTGCCACATATACTCGGTGCAATGCGTGCATAGATTTGAGTTCAATAATCCCGCAGGCTTAACCATCTCTCTCAATGGTTGCGTGAAGGCGTTTCCCAACACTACCTCGCCCTTCCAATCTATGCAACAAGGCACAACATCTCCATTGGTTAAGACAACGAAGTGTGGTACCGTGGATTCTTGGCACGATTTTTTGGGTTCGTGCTTAGTTTCCCATGTGACTCTAGGCTGAACACTAACTTGGGTTACTACGCCAAACCATTGAGAACATAACTGAAAGATGGCGTTGGCGTTTTCATCTGAGACTGTGGCGACAACTTGGGTTCCAGTTTCAGGAGATATAATGTCCTTCAGTTTTAGGAGTCTGAAGATGTTATCCCTTACTTTTGCATAGGGGAATCCACGCATCCGTTCATAAAGTTGGTCTATTGCATCTAACGAAAAGAGAATATATCTTGGGTGTGTTTCTAAGATTTGCCTACTCATTTTCTCCGTAAGTAAGGTGGCGTTTGTGGCGAATACAAACGGCTTTTTCATCTTGTGTAAGTATCGGAGGATTTTTGTGAAGTCGGGGTTTAGGAGACTTTCGCCCCAGTTGTTCAAGCCATATCCAACTATGTCTGGGTTTAACTTGACTATTTTTTGAACCTTGTCGAGTCGCATGAATGGTGTGCGATGTACTTTGCCTTGTCCTGTTGGGCACATTTGGCATTTGAGGTTGCAGACGCTTGAGAGTTCTAAGTGGCAGGATAGGATGATGGTTCCTTCTTGTAAAGGGTGGTGTACTGATACTTGCGTATGGGTTTGTAATTGTCTGGAAGCGGAAACCACACGCCATATTCGCCGTCCCAAGTGTCAGGGTTAGAGTGAAAAACGTAAACATCCAACGCAATTCGTTCTGCTTCTTTCAGCACCTTCTGCCAATCCTTAACATGCTCAAGAACTGCACGAAGTACCGCGATGACGAAATATTTGTCTGGGAAAGGAATTTGAGTGGCATCAGCTTGAATATCTGTGACGGGGCGAATGTCCAATCCGACAGGTAACAACTTGTTTGCACCACTTCCAATGTCTAAGCCAAACGTGACACGTTCTGGTCTGCGATGCCATTCCCAATCATCGTGGGTTTTCATTTTCAAATCATATACTAGAGGCAACGGGTCCATGGTTACTGCGGGTTTCGATAGGTTCGACATGGGTACAATTTGTTCTGTTAGGTGAGGTTTAGGCTTCCAACTTTGGCATGTACTCAACTTTATCGTGATTGGGTCGGGGTTGGTGCAGTGCCCCGCAACTGGGTAAGGCAGATCGAGGGGAATGTCGGTTGGGAGTTCCCACCATCCGCATGTTTGGCACTTGTGCGGTTGGTGTTCAGCAAGTTTTTGTTCTATGATTTTTTCTATGTTGGGGGTGGACATTTTGGCATTTGCCCTTCAAGTTTCAGTTGTTTCTGAACCATCATATTATAGAAGTATTTGATGAAGCTCGTTTTGAAAACGATTGTCGTGCATTTTTCTAGTGCCTCGCCCTCGTGAATCCAGAACACGATGTTCTCATTGACTGGCAAGAGTGTGAGTTCTTGTCCACAGTAGGAACATTTCTTGTGTTTAGGCAACTTAGTTAGGTCTAGTTTGTCGTTCCACATATAACTGGTTGTTTTAGCCAATATTCATACCATTCTTTTGGCAGTTCATGTTCCCAATAATTGCAGTTTACGCAGTAACTCGCGTATTTCCCATCTATGTGGTTTCGTCGCCACTGTTTGAACTTGTCGCCCCACCAAATATCACGCCACTCTTGCTCCAAAATGTTACCCATAACATATTCGCCATGTATGTCTGAGCAACATGGCACGATGTCGCCGTTGAAAAGCACGTAGAATCCTTTCCATGGACGTGAACAAGGAACTCTTTTAGGTGTTGTTGTTGGTCCCCATGTGGCGCGACTGAATTCGGCAACGTTTGGCACTATGGAATCATGCCCTCCTAATGTGCGGTAGATTACTAAGCCAACTTCATCTACGATTTTGCCCCATTCCTCACTATACTGAAGATAAAAGGGAAGTAAATCAGGCAACGCGATATAATGCATACAAACCTGTGGTTTAGGCAGTCCTAACTTCTGCCGTATTTGCATGAACATTCGGATGTTGTTGCGTGTTCGCTTCCAACTGAATGTTGGTTGGTATTTCTTGTAGAGTTGTGGCGTGGGACCGTAGAAACTTGTTGATAATTCATCTAAGAGTTGGCTTTTAATGAGGTCTGTTGCTTGCGTGCGCGTGATGGTGTTCATGTTGCTGTAGAGGATTGTTTTGGTGTGGGGGTTTATTTGTTTAACGTTATCTAAAATGTCAAGGATACGCGGTTCCATAAAGGGTTCGCCATACATGTATGGCGCGGTTTCCCAAGCGTGCGGAACACAAGTGTCCATTACTTCGATGAGGGTTTCCCATTTTGCGTCGCCATGACGTTTCATGTCCTTATGACCGCAGAAGACGCATCTACCATTACAACGGGTGCTTGTTTCAAACTGTAATAGTGGGATGAACGGCGGGTTTTTGATGATTTCGTCATCCTGCATTGAAGCGTAAAGTGTGCTCAAAACACTGTGCCGTCCTCGTGAAAATGGGGAACGTGAAACTTCAAGTCGAGCAAGGTGCTAAACCCATGTACGTTGGCTTGATGGCAGAAACCTAAATCCTCGCTGGCGTACCTTGACCATGGCAGTCGCCAACCTACCTTCTTCAGTACGTCGCGTCTTATGAGAACCATACCTGTGCCACTAGCGCAAAACCGCAGTTTCTTCAAACGTTTCCAATTTTTAACCGTGAATAATGGAATTACAAAGGGTGCGTTTGCGAAAGCCAATTTGAACTTTTCCCGCATGATATGTGGCAAGTTATACTTGTCTAAGTCTTTCATTCGCCAACTGTAAACCCACGCGAGAGGAGTACCTTGTCTAAATCCTTCATCTCTGCCTGGTCGCTGGTAACACATTCCAAACGCCACATCCACCTTATGCTCGAGCAATCGTTTAATCGTGTCGCGTGGAGGAGGATTGTCCCCGCCTACTTCCAAGAAATAGTCGTAGTCGCCATCCAAAAATACTCCGCGCAACTTGCGAAGGTTCTTCAAGATGATGTCGAAGCAAGCGACGATTGTGCCACCGTTGCCGTTTGGGTTAGGGTCTAGGCGCACAAAGTCTTTTGGACCAGTTATGCTTAGGTGTGTAACATGGATTGTCCAAGGGCACTTCCATTCTACGCTGTGCATTAGGTATTTGAGGCGTTCTAGGTATCTGTCGCTTTCACTGTTGCCAAAATGCGTGACTGCCAAATGAATCTCCATGTTTTCGTAGTCAAGATTGCGTAAAGCCGCAACCATATAGTGCATGGCATAGTCTTTTGCGGGACCAGTGGCAATACCTATGAATACTTTTGGCTGTTTCTCTACTGTTGTAGTTTGTGTCGCCACTCGGTTTCCTTCTTTCTATATTCTTCCCATTCAGTACAAGTCGCTGTCCAACCTGGGAGGGCTGGGGCTTCTGCTAATAGTTGTCTATCAATCACTTTCACATTTGGTTCTACAATTAGCATTGGAGTTGTTGTTAAGGATGAAAGGTTCGGAATTTGTGTGTCTGGTTCTGGTGTTGGTTTTAGCACTTTAGTTTTCGGAATTCTTTGGGTGCTCGTTGATTCTGCCATTGTTTCCAGTCCACCTCCAGCCAGATTGGTCCTTTATTCGTGTATTTATTATGTGTTGAACAGTATCCTCCTCTATGGAAGATGTCGTCGCCTTCGTTTTCAGCGTCGTTGTGTATACCCGTAGGCCAGTTTACTGAGCCGTTGTAGTTATATGGGTATGTTACTGTGCAGTCGCTTGGTTTTGTGCCTTCGTTGCAGAAAAGGTGGCAAACGCATTCGACTCCTGGGCTTCCTTGCGGTAGGGTCCAGACGCGTTTGCACCGTGGGCACTTGATTTTTGCTTCAAACAATTTATGAGGTCGCCGTGGATAGGCATATTGCGTCTTTGTAGAGTGTTACACTGTCTTGTCGTGCACTGATAACTGCACCTGCTAAATCTCGTATTGGGTCGGAGTAGTTGTCGATTTGTAGCCAACGTTTGCGTCCTGTAAGCATTGCGTTGTTTCTGTCAAAGACGATTGTGTACATTGGATCGCCCGCCGTTGTCAGCACAGTTGACGCTACGAATAATGTGTCAAGCATGTGCCACTTCATATCGTAACCTAATGCGGGTGCACCTGGGTTTGCTATTGGGTTTACGGGTAGTAAAACGTCGCCCGCAATAGTTGGCGTGATTTGTTTGCTACCGCATCCAACCGTGTATGACCATGCTGAAGGATGAATGACTAATGTGTTGCTGATGAAGCCGTCGTAGGCGTTTTGGGTTACGGAGTCAAGTATGTTGTAGTCAGTCATCATGGCTTCTCCTGGTGTTTCTGTGTTTAAGTCGCCATCTCCATCTGGGGCTGCTAAAAGTACGGTTAATGCCATGTCACTTGCGAAGTCTGCCATGCGTTGCGCTGCCTTTTGCATGTGCCACTCAATTAAGCCATACTGTTGGTCTTCAAGTAGGTCTTTCGTGATTTTGGCGTTGATGCCAAAACTAATTGGCGTGATGGTTGCTTGCACTGTCTTCACAGTTTCTTCTGGCAATGAACCTCCGCCTCCGAAGTATTTTGGCTTGTAAGATTCGTCGACTGCAATGTTCACATCTATTGCTGCGCCTTGCCATCCTGTGATGACTTGGCTGATGAGGGGTACAATATCGTAACGTTTGGCGGCGTGGTAAAGTGTTTGGCTTACCTTGTCTGGCACTAGGTACGCTGCTCCCGCTATGCCTTGGGTTCCACTTTTGATGAGGAATTCTAGCAGTTGTGAGAGACTTAGGCGGTTTAGGCTTTCTCTTAGTTCTCGTTCTACGCTTCGCTTTTGTCCACTGAAAATGTTTGCGTCTTCAGGATGAAAGCATTTGTTCGCGTCCATTGTTTGTTCTATTGCTTTTCGTTGGATCTGTGTTTTTTCTATCATTTCTTGTATGCTGTACATTTTCTTATTTCCACCTCTATTTCAAAGGATTTACGAAACTGTCTAGAAAAGGAGGGAAAAGAGTTGGGTTGATGTGGTTAGGTTTAGCTACTGTCCATGTGGATGACGCAACCTGCGTCCTTGTAGATGAAACTGTGTCCTTCCCTGCACGAGATAGTTGCGCCTTTAAGGTCGCGGATTGGGTCACTGTAGTTTTCGAGTTTGAGCCAACGTTTGCGTACTGTTGCTGTGAACCATTCTCTATTTGCCACGATGGTTTGCCACTTTGATGCGCTGTAGAGACTTGAGTTGCTTGTGGTTGCGTGGATGATTCTGTACACTTTCATGCCTAACACGGTTTGTAGATCCATTGGGTTGCTACTCATCACCATGTCGTGGAATCCACTACTGTATGTGTCTGGACTAGTGTTCTGGCCTGTGGCGAAAGTCTGCCAGAAATGTGGGGGTGCGACAATGTATTCGCTTCTGTACCCATCTGCATAGTTTGCGGTTTCTGCCTCGAACAAGTCGTTAACGTAAACGTAGTCTCCGCCACTGTTGACGCTGTTTATAGTGCCATCGCCATTGCTAGTTCCTGCACTCAAGTATTCGGCTACAACGATGCCACACCATATGTCTGTGGAAAATTCGCCTATGGCTCTTGAAGCGGTTTCCAAGTGCATCTGCACGACATCCCAGTTACTATCCTCAATTAAGTCTTGCGTGATTTCTGGTCGTATGCCATAGGTTTTTGGCGTGATGGTTGACTGCACGAACTCCATGGTTTCAGTTGGCATTTCGCCGCCACTACTGAACCATTTAGGATTGAATTGTCCATCCTTCTCGATGTCTAAGTCTAAGTGGCTACCTGGCGTGTCTAGCATTCTGCTTACGCTTGGCACGATGTCAGTGTTGCGTGCGGCTGTGGCGCAAATGTCCCAGAGTTTGTCGGGGATTAGATAGGCTGCGCCTGCGATTCCTGTTGTGCTTGACGGACCTAAGTATTCCATCAGTTGCTTCAGCGATATTGAATGCAAGGTTTCTTTTATGTCGGCGAAATCTGCTTTGCCTTGTCCTTTATAGATGCTGGCTTCTTCAGGGTGGAATCCGCCTTTGTGTCCGCTTTTATCCATTTGTTCTTCGATTGCTTTGCGTTGTGGTCCTGTCTTCGCTAGGATTTCTTCTATATTGAGGAGCGTCATGGTAAATCGCCTTTACCGTGCGCCGCCAACAAGAACTAAGATTTCGTCTGCTGTGGTTGTTGCTGTTTGAAGTGCCATGCCGAGCAAGTGGATTGTGCCTGCACCGTTGTTTTGTGCGAGTTGGATGACTGTCGCGCTTGTTGTGGTGACGAGTCCTGTAACTTGTCCTGCGGTTGTGCCTGACACGACTGCCATGCCTGCGGTTGGCACTACTGCAGTGTCGCCTACCATCTTACATACGCCATAAAAGCATACGGGAATGTAGTCATTGGTGTTTGCTGCTTTCAACGCTACGCCTACGCCCGTGTTGAAGGCTGCTGCCGTGACTGAAACGTAACTTGTGACTGTGGTTACGTTTAATGCGACTGCTTGACCAAGCGATATTGACATGCCTGCTTTAGCGTATCCTATGACTAAGCCGTCGTCTATGTGTCCTTCTTCGTCAGGGTAATAGTCTATGCCTGTCATTTGTTTGTCCTCCTGTTGTGGTTTTTTCGGGTTTGTAGCTTTCGCTACATTACGCTCGTTTTATGCGAGTTTGTAACTGTGAATTAATAATGGGGAGAGTAAACGGGTTCTTGAGGTTTAGGAGGTTGCGTTTTGACTTTGTAGTTTGGCTTAACATGAGTTTCTATTGTTTCAATCTTTTCCTCAACTTTTTCGAGCTTTTCCTCGATTTTCTTGTCTTTGTCAAGCGTTTCTTTGGCTGTCTTTTCTTTTTCTTCAAGTTTTGCTTTGGTTTCAGCGACGAAATTGGAGTATTCTGTCTTGAGTGTTTCGTAGGCACTGTTGAGAACTGGGTATTTTTCTTCGAGTTCCTTGATTCTTTTTATTAATGGGTCTGCGTTTTCTGTGAACTTCGCGGTTATATCCATTGTGGTTGCGTAGGTTGTTGGGATTTTTGCGAGTGTGTCATTGATTGTTGTGAGCGATTCTTTCCAACTTAAATCGTCTTTAGGCAAAGTGGCTATGGTTTCGTCTAGTTTCTTGTTGAGGGTTTTGAGGCTTTCGCATTGTTTCTCATTTAAATCATGTTCTGATTGAACATTTTTTTGCAGTGTCATTAAGTTAGCATTGAAACTTGCAAGTTCGCTTAATATGGCGTGGTTACTTTGTTTGTCTGCATTGCGATGTGTATCTAAAGTGTCAATTATATTATTGTATGCTTCAGCTATCTTGTTGAACTGTAGAATTTCGCCTTCTGTCTTCCGTTTAATAGTGGCACAATAGGCTTCGGCGTCGCCTTTCTCTGGATTCTTTGCCACACAATCCTCAAAGTTGTCGTAGCCTGCGAATGGTTCTCCAAACGCTAATTTCTCTTTTAATAGTGGGATTTTTTGGGGAAGTGTGATTTCTGCGAGTGGCGGAACCGTTTTTTTGATTTCTTCTGTCTGCGATGGTTTGGGTACGCATTTGTTTTGTTCTTGGTTCCAGACTTCGCCTTCCTTACATTCTTGTTCTTTCATTTTTCCCGTTTCTTTAGGTTTACTCATTAGTTTTTCCTCGATTTTGTGTACGACATTAACGCCGTAACCTTGACTGACTTCTGCAGGTAACTTGTGCCATTTCGTGTAGTCGTTCAAAAGCATCTCGGTGATTTTGGTCTCGTTCACGCTACGTTCAGTCAACTGCAACGTTTCCAGAAGCTCGATAGTTGTGCCATCAACACCTGGCTTCTCTGGGTCTTCCACTAGGCTAAGTGCGGTGAACACTATGCCATGCGGTTCTACGTGGCATAAACCTTGGTTGCATGATTCGTTGTGGTAGACGTAGTTGGCTTCTACACTTACGCCGTAGATTGGGTCTCTACCCCACTTTTCTACATACTGCGTTTTTGGAAGTGCGAAACGGTCTTTGAGTTTTTCTATGTACTCGACTTTTTTGCCGTCAATGTTGAGTAAGTATTCGATTTTGTTGTCTTCCCACTGTGCAAACGCCACATCGCCAACGATTCGTGAAGAGTCATGGTTGATGGTGACTGGTTTGCCCACGAGCGTGCGTGCTGACTGCATGAGTTCGTCTGCCAAATACTTGCGTCCATTACCGCTTATTGTTGGGAAGAGGGCTACGCCTTTGAACTGTGCTTTCGTGCCTTTTGGTCCCATGTATTTTAGTTCGTCTCGTAGCCAACGGAATTTCTCGAAAAGTTTAGGCATGTGTTTTCAACTCAAGATAATCTTTCAAAACTATGAATAGTTCATATGGGATTCTGCGAATTCGGGGAGGTTTGCGATGTACTCCACCAATAGCGAGGGGCGGAATGTACGTGCCATACTCAGTCCAGTAGTCTTGTTGCCACCAACTGTTTGGAAACCAAGTTGTCTGCCACCAACCCGCTTTAAGCAGTGTCATGGTTAAGTCGCATCTGTAACTACGTCTGTGCGGTTGCCATTTGCATCTACTGTGAGGGTTATGCGGGGTTTCGTATCGCCAACATCACGTGCTACTAGCGTGTTTGTGCCTCCTCCACTAGTTTTGGCGTAGAGTGTAGAGTTGATTAGGCGGAGTGCTTGTCGCAAAGTGGTTGTGCCCTCTAACACTTCGTCGTGTACTGCGTCTGCAATTGCTGAAAGTGTGAGTAGGTCGGTGATTGCTTTTATGGCTGGGATGTTTGTGTCTAGTTGTGTTACGATGTCAGCTGGAATCAAGTCAGTTTTTAGTTTGATTGCGTCAACCACAGTATCTATAGCGTCTATTTTTGTTTCGTTAGCATTCACGTTTGTCTCTGTCGCTGGGTCGGCAGGGATAAGGTCGGTTTTGGCTTTGATAGCGTCTATTTCGTCGTCTTTGTCTGTTGCGACAGATGAACCCATTATCTTGTTTGTAGGTAGTTTGCCTTGAATCTCGTTAGTGTCTGTTTCGATAGCGTCTATCTGACCTTCTGTG